TTTAATATGTTCAGGGTCTGGTACATCAGTTTGTATAGAATCAAGCTCATCTGCATCAATATCTTCATACTCTTCATTAATATCTAATTCAATAGATTTACATTTATTTCCATCCCTAGTACTAATTAATTCACAATTTCCCATACAATCTTCGTCCGTTTTAGATTCGCAATCATATAAATCACTTTCGCACCAATTTTCAATTATTAATTTTAATTCTTCTGATTTTGCCTTAGAATTTACATTTTCAGTCTCGTCTTCTGAAAAATAGTCCTTAATAAATTTTTTAGAATCTTTATTTGTCCATTTTGTTCCACTTTTTCCTCCCGTCCCACATTTCCTCCAATTGATAGAATTTTCCTCGTCTACTAATAAACATCTTTCTCTTGGACATTCATATGATTTTGACTCCAATTCTGTATCATCTTCACACCAATTCTCTATAATTTTTTGAAGTTTTTTAGATGGTAATTTATCAGGTTCTAATTCTGCCTGCTGTTCTTCTGTAAAATATTCATTAATAAATTTAATCGAATCATCTTTAATCCATTTTGTTTTAGTTTTTCCACCTGACCCACATTTATCCCAATCTATAGATTCGTCATCTTTAACTAATAAACATCTATCTCTTGGACATTCATTCTGACTACTATTATTTTCTTCAAATTTAGTTTGGCTAATTTTTTCACTACATTTATCTTTAATTATTTTTTTATATCCTGACGCTTTAATTTTTTTACCGTCATCCCTAACGGTATCAGTAAAATTAAAAAAATTATTTAAAAAATTTTTGGAGTCAGCTATTGTCCATGAATTACCATTAGTACGACATTCATCAATATCTGATTTTGTTATAAATATACCATTTTTATGAAATCCTGTAGATTTAAAATTACATCTATCTTTTTCTTTATCATAAATATGATAGGGTTCTTCGCCATAATTACACTTCCAAGATTTGTCTTCAGCTTTCGCACCACCTTCTTGACAGAAATTATAATTTTCTTTAAAACTATATGAATCTTTTAGTTTATCATAATCTATTTTTGTTGTTTTAAAATAATTATTTAAATAATTTTTAGGGAAATTTGTAGTATATTCAGAACTTTTATATAAAATATCGAAAAAATAACTAACAAATGTAGATATCATATCTAATTTGGTTTTTAAATTAGATTTTTCACTTCCATCTGGTAACTGTCCATATTTAAAATATACTATTAGACTCCTCTCCTTTAATAGATGAACTTGTTGCTCTATTAATATACCACTTAAATTTAATAAAATATATTTACTTGGTGGTATTAACTCTATACCATTAAGTTTTTTACCAGTTAATTTAGATTTTAATAGTGTTTCTATTTCAGGTAATATAGTAAAATTTATATTATTAATTTTCAGAACATTTTCGATTGATTGTATAAGATATATTAAAATATCAAGTTTATTAATATATTTATTATTTATAAGAACCAATTCAAATCTTTGAAAATTAGATAAAAAACAATACAGTTTATCTATATTAACACCATAATCCTTTTTTTCATCTAGAATGAAACTGATAAATTTTTTTTTCATTTCTGCATAAACTGATAATGCTATATATCCTTTTGAATCATCATAAATATATTTATTTTCTACATTTAATGAATCATCATTATTAATTTTTTCATCTCCCCTAGGATATGGATATTTTTTTTGAATTGCTTTATTTGTTAGTGAATATTTTAAATAACATTGAATCCGTTCTTTTGAATTATAATTACGATTTATTAAACTATGTGCATTATTATCGTAATTTAATAGAACACACAACAATTGTCTAATTCTTTCACCAATATCACCATTTGTCATTGAAATTATTAAATCAATCTTTTTGTTATAAATATTTTTTAATCGTATTAAATTATTGTTAGTATCAGACTTAAATATATTTTTTATTTTAGATAAAATACTTGCTTCTTTTTCTACCTTCTTAAAATCACCTTCGCATTTTTCACATTGATTTATACAAACCAATACTTTATCAATTAATATATTTATTAGATTTATTTTTAATTTATCATTATTAGATAATGAAAATTTATATTCAATATAGGTTTTTATTATATTATTTATCATATTATTTTCACTAAATAAAGATTTGAAAAATAATTCTATATTGTAAAATAACTTATTTTTATCAATTTGTGAAGATATTAATCTATTAAAATCTATTTTAATTAAATTTAGAATATCTAATAAATTTCTTAATTCTTTAGAATTGTCATCTAATTTAGCAATGGATGTTAACAAGTCTTCATATTTTTTAATTTTTTTTGGTGGTAATTTATCATTTGTTTTATCTATCTTATAATAACTATTACTGGATATATTAGTATTATTACTAACTAAGGTTTTATCAAGTGATGGATTTGTTTTAGAGTTTAATACTTCATAATAATGGGATTGAAATTCTAAAATAATTTTGCCAGTTTTAAACTCTGCGTCTAATTCTTCTATAAAATCAGTTCCAAAATTTAAATCCTTAGCTGTTTCAATTTCAGATTTAATTTTTTGCAATTTATTGTAATTATCTATAAATGTAAGTTGACTTTTATTAATATTTTTTAAAATATTAAGACATCCATCCTTAATTTTAGTTTTGCCAGTAAAAACTAATATATAATAACTATCATGTAGTGATACTTCAAAAATGCATGGACAATTACGGTATACTGCATATAGAGCGCATAAACGATCAAATGTATATAATATTATATTATACTTTTTACAAAATTCGACTTGTCCCCAATCACCACTTCTTTTTATAGTTAATGCGTGGCAAAGACCTTTAGGTTTTTGTCCTAAACTATCTTTTTTATCTACAGATTTTTTAGGTAATAATTTTTGCTCCTTTTTATCAAATAATCTTGAAAAACTTGACAAATTGTTTACATGCTTTAAATTTTTAACTTTACTTAAACTAGATACTGGTGGACCTGTTTTTACTAAATAACCTTGATGTTTTAATAATTTTTCTTCTGAATTTTCACCTTGATAGTCTACAAAAGCGTGCTCATCATATAATCCCTTAAGATATAACAGCTGTAAACATTTAAGAGGATTAGAAACACAATTAGTTATATCACCGGTTTCATTATCGTCAGCTACTGCACCCATTTTCTTACCTTTTCCTGTAGCAGAATCCCATATACTAGAATCGGCATATAATAAGTCTAACGGTTGATAATCATCTAAATAAAAATTATTTAAAAATTCTTTATCACCGGTTGCTGTATTTTCATTATTAATTAAGTGAGTAATAACTTCATTATATTTTGCAGCTTCATAAATAATACTTCTATTGGCACTAAATTTACTATTAACAATATTTTTTATTTGTTTGATAAAATTTATATAGTTTTCATCATCCCCTTTTTTAAATGTAGTTTTTTTATTTTCTAATTTGTATAAAAAGAATTTTCCATCATCATCTAAAGATTTATGTTCATCTAAGCTTATAAATTCACTAGACAAATTAACATTATCCTTCTCAATATTAGTAGGTATTAAAAAGTTGTTAAATAACCTATCATCTTCTATCTCATCACTATCTTTTAATCCTAATGCTGTTCTAAATTTTAAGATAATATCTTCGGTATGTTGTAAAAATTTATGTTCTACATTATCTTTCGTTATACCTGTATCTTTAAAAAATGATTCCCATGACTCTATATTTTCTTCATCTGTAAAACCTTTTAGTATAGTATTAATATTCAATTTACCTCTATCACTAGCAAAATCGTGTATAGAATCTAAAATTTTTAGTAAGTTATGTGAAGATTGTGACTTAATTTCTGATTCACAATTACCACCACCGTACGCCGCTATTGATTTTGGTTTTGATAAATTATTAGTTATCTTAGAATCTATTTTATCATTATATTGTGATTTAATAAATTTTGTAATTAGAATAATATAGTTAGGCATATTTAATAAAGTTAAAATAGAATTATTGAACTTTCTTTTTCCTTCATTATCTAACTTAGTTTGTAATTCTAAAAATTGATTTTGTATCATTGGTTCAAATTCTGATAAAGATTTTTTTTTAATTTTTGATTCTATTTTATCTGATTTACTAATAGTTTTTTCCAAGGGTATATTTCTATTTATAGATGGATTTAACCCATGATAGTATATTTTATCTAATGGAATAGGTCTAATTTCACCATATTCTGAAAAATTATTAAAATCAGTATATTTATCTAATACATTAGGAAAAAGAGTACTGGTTGTATTTGGTATTTTGGATTGTTCGACTTGAAATGAACCACCAACCGATATATCACTTGCATATATAGGTTTTGGAATTAATATTTTTTTGGATAATGTTGGATTTTTTTTGTTATTCTTTATACCTACTTGTATGGGGTCTAAATTATCCGGAATAGGGTCTACATAGGGTATATTAGTAGATTTACTACCACCCATTATTTTTCTTTTTATAAGACTTTTTTTGTTTATTTTATATTTGTTATATCCTATTTTTTTAGTAGACATATAATCTAAATAAATATTTTATTTTCAGTAAATTTATTTTGTTTAGTCATAGATATAAGATCATAAGTTGTCACACCATCATCATAATATCCATAATTAGAATTGTCTATTTTATAACCATTTTTTTTATAAAAATTAACAATTCTAGGTTTATTTATTGGTTCCCAGGCACATAAATCCAAAAATTTACAGCTTTTATTTACTTCTTCTACTTTATTTAATAACATAGAACCAAAACCTCTTTTTCTATATTTTTCTTCAACGTAAAGATTAGTTAAATGAATTATATTATCCTTATTAACATACGATATATGACCATAAATTATATTATTTTCTTTTACTATAATTTTTGTTTTAAATTTATTAATATTTTTAACTATGATTTGTTGCATTAATATAGATCGTTTTTATACTTCAAATGATTTATATTTTTAATAATATATAAAGTAATAAATATTATTTATTATAATGTTTCGTTATTTTAGGCGTATTGACCGTCAAATACATGATACACTACAAATTTATCAAGATTTGGGTAAATTGACATCGCCTTTTTTCAAATATTTACTTTTAATTATTTCTTTTTTAATAATAACATCATCGTTGGCATTAATATTTTCTTTTTTTGTAGATAATAGTGTTAGTTTAGATTCAAATGCTATCTGGATAAATTATAGTTTGCCTATAATTATATATGGTGTTATTTGTCCTATTATTTCTACCTTAATTTCTTTAGTGTTTAAAATGTTTCTTGAATTTTATATTGGAAATATTATTAATAAATATAAATATAATAAAAAAAAAAGTGGTAAAAGTCCTAATATTTTTGTAGAAATATTTAAAATTATAAAATTTATTGCCTGTAGTAAGTTTAGTATGATAATAATATCATCATTATTATTTTTATTACTACCATTTGATACAATGATAAACACTATTTTAATGGGTACTTTTATTTTTTTTTGTATAGTAAAAAAATTAATAGAATATTATGATAATAGTGTAGATTGTTATATAACTGGTTTAGAAAAATGTTATACCTCTACAGATATTTTTTGGCGTTATAATATAGCCATAAAATATCCCCATGAAGAAAAAAGAATAGTAAAGAAAAGATTTAATGATTTTAAAAAATTACATCATGATTTAGATTTAGAAAATAGTTTACCAACCCAAGATTGGATTAAACCATATCATTTACATGAAGCCGAAGAGAGAGGGCAAAAATTAGATTTATATATGAAACGTATACTGACAAATAAAGACATAATGGCTAATTCTATATTTTATAGTTTTTTCAAAGAAAGAGATGAATGTGACGTTACATCTAATAGTCAAATATTAATTTTAGAAACTAAAAATATAG